GAAACTCGTCGACAAGATGGTCGCTGACCTGCAACGGCAAAGCCAGCAAGAGGCTAGTAAACTTCTTGCTGAGTACGCTACGAAAGGCGCAGTCATAGCAGGAAAGTACGCGACGAGGCAGCTACTCGGAACAAGCTCTGGGGCCGGAAGGCATTCCTAGAAGGAGCAGCGCAACACATAGAAGGGAGGATCGGCGATGACGCTGTCGAATACGGCGACTCCAAAGTACTACGGAGCTTTCCGTGCAGCGGTACTCCGCGGGGAAATCCCGGTTTGCCGGGAAATCTCAATGCAGATGAACCGTATCGACGCGCTCATCGCCGATCCTAACTTCTACTACGACGATGAGGCGATCGACGGTTTCATCAGGTACTGCGAGAACGAGCTAACCCTGACTGACGGCAGTGACTTCTTTCTGCTGGATAGTTTCAAGCTGTGGGCTGAAGACCTTCTCGCATGGTTCTACTTCGTCGAACGAAGCATATACGTTCCGAACGCAGACGGGCACGGCGGGCATTACGTCCGGAAGAGGATCTGCAAAAGACTTGTCAACAAGCAGTACCTGATCGTGGCACGCGGGGCCGCGAAGTCCATGTATGCCATGATCATCCAGGCATATTTCCTGAACATCGACACTTCCACGACGCATCAGATCACTACTGCCCCGACTATGAAGCAGGCAGAAGAAGTGATGGCTCCTTTCCGGACTGCCATCACGCGATCTCGCGGGCCCTTGTTCCAGTTCCTGACCGAAGGATCACTGCAGAACACGACCGGTTCACGGGCAAATCGCGTTAAGCTCGCTTCTACCAAAGTCGGGATCCAGAACTTCCTGACCGGATCGGTTCTCGAAGTCCGGCCTATGTCCATCAATAAGCTTCAGGGACTCAGGCCTAAAGTGTCGAGCGTGGACGAGTGGCTCTCAGGCGATATCCGGGAAGACGTAATCGGCGCGCTAGAACAGGGCGCGTCCAAGATGCCAGATTACATCATCGTTGCCGTCAGCTCAGAGGGGACTGTACGGAACGGCTCGGGTGATACGATCAAGCTGGAGCTCGCCGATATTCTCAAAGGCGATTATGTCAACCCGCATGTCTCTATCTGGCATTACCGGCTTGACGAGGTTGAAGAAGTCGCTGACCCGGCCATGTGGCCGAAGGCGAACCCCAACATCGGGATAACGGTGACCTATGAGACTTATCACCTCGACGTCGAGCGCGCGGAGAACGCGCCGGCGGCCAGGAACGACATCCTCGCCAAGCGGTTCGGGATCCCCATGGAGGGATTCACCTACTTCTTCACCTACGAGGAAACTATTCCTCATCGGCGGCGGGAATTCTGGCGCATGCCTTGTGCTATGGGAGCAGACCTCTCCCAAGGGGACGACTTCTGTGCGTTCACGTTCCTCTTCCCGCTCAGGGCAGACACTTTCGGCGTAAAGACCAGGAGCTATATCTCCAGTCTTACAATGTCGAAACTCCCCGGGGCCATGCGGCAGAAGTACGAGGAGTTCATCGAGGAAGGCAGCCTTCACGTGCTCGACGGGGCAACCCTCGACATGATGGAGGTCTACGACGATCTCGAGCGATTCATCCTGGACAATGAGTATGACGTTCGGGCTCTCGGCTACGACCCGTACAACGCCAAGGAATTCGTAACACGGTGGGAAGCGGAGAACGGCCCGTTCGGAATCGAGAAGGTCATCCAGGGAGCCAGAACGGAATCGGTTCCCCTCGGTGAGCTGAAGGCACTGGCCGGCGAACGCTTGCTGATCTTCGACCAGGAACTAATGTCGTGGGCCATGGGTAACGCTATCACCATGGAAGACACGAACGGTAACCGGAAGCTCATGAAGAAGCGGCAAGATCAGAAGATCGACAACGTCGCGGGCATGCTGGACGCTTTCGTGGCGTACAAGCTGAACAAGGGGAGTTTCGAGTAATGGCCGACCCAAAGAACCCGAAAGACTTGGATGACGATGAGCTGATGGCTGAAGTTAAAAAAGTCGTCGGCATCGACAAGATCGCGAAGATCGCAAAGTCGAAGGTCGTCAAAGAGGCCCTTGAGAAGAGGGGCAAGAAGTAGCCATGGCCGACAAGAAGAACGAGAAGAAGCAGCCTTCGAAAGAAGTGGCTAAGAGCGGCGATGACGTGTTCAACGTCGTTAAGCTAATCGCGAAGGCTGAGCCGCCAAAGGGTGAGATCTCCAACAAAACTAAGGACGGGCGGTAGTCGGCTGATATTTAGCGACACCCGGAGAAAGGAAAGGGGGTGACAGTGGGCAGACGCATAGACCAGCTCAAGCACGCCTTCAACACATGGCTTGCTGCGGACAAGGCCAATGGGCAGCTAGGGGATCCGACAACCACAGGCGCGTCATATTCCTTCCGGCCTGATCGTCCGCGCTTCAGGGCATTCAACCGGAAGACCATCGTCGAGGCGATCTATACCAGGATTGCCATTGACGTTGCGGCGGTCCCGATCCGGCATGTCCGGCTCGACAAGAACCGCATGTACAAGGAAGACATGCCTAGTGCCCTGAATGATTGCTTGATGGTCGAGGCCAACATTGACCAGTCGGGCAGGCAGTTCATCCAGGACGCCGTACAGACTCTTTTCGATGAAGGCGTCATAGCCATATTGCCGGTTGACACGACGCTGAACCCCCTGACTACCGGCGGCTACGACGTCAACTCCATGAGGGTTGGCAAGATCGTCCAGTGGATGCCGAGGCACGTCAGAGTCAGGGCGTACAACGATAACACTGGCCTGCAGCAGGAAGTGACTGTGCCGAAGGGCATGGTCGCTATCGTGGAGAACCCGCTTTACTCGGTGATGAATGAGCAGAGTTCGACTCTGCAGCGGCTACTCAGGAAGCTCAGCCTCCTGGACGCCGTGGACGAGCAGAGCGCATCCGGGAACCTGGACATCATCATCCAGCTGCCCTATGTCATCAAGACTGAAGCGCGCCGGGCGGAGGCCGAAAAGCGACTCAAGGAGATTGAGTTCCAGCTTAAGGGCTCCCAGTACGGGATTGCGTACACGGACGGTACGGAGAAGATCACTCAGCTTAACCGACCGGCCGAGAACAACCTGATGGACCAGATCAAGTACCTGACTGACATGCTTTACGGTCAGCTAGGTATCACTGACGCGGTCATGAATGGTACGGCCGACGAGCCGACGATGATCAACTACTACAACCGGACGATCGAGCCGATTCTTGCTGCTCTTGCCGGCGCTATGGTCAGGGCCTTCCTGACTAAGACTGCAAGATCACAAGGCCAGTCGATCATCTACATCCGGGATCCGTTCAAGCTCGTCCCGGTCAAGGATCTCGCTGAGATCGCGGACAAGTTCACCCGCAACGAGATCCTCTCCTCCAACGACATGCGGGCAATCGTCGGCTTCCAGCCGTCGGATGACCCGAAGGCAAACAAGCTTCTCAACAAGAACATCCCAGCGGCGTACGGCGAGCTACCTCAGAACGGCGTCGCGCTCAAGAAGCCATCGTTGCCTCCGAAGTCGCCCTTCCCGCAAGTCCCGGCAATCCCCGAAGGAGTTTCCAGTCAAAATGGCACCGGCAGCTGACTTCAGCGGCTACGTCACCAAGTACGGGATCAGGTGCACCGACGGCCGAACGATCATGGCTCACGCGTTCAAGGGCCAGGACGGCGCTCAGATCCCCCTCGTGTGGCAGCACCAGCACAACGCCCCCGACAACGTCCTCGGACACCTCATCCTGAAGCACCTCGATGACGGTGTCTGGTGCGACGGGTTCTTCAACGACACCGACCAGGGCAAGAACGCGAAGGCCCTCGTCGTCCACAAGGACATCACCGCGCTCTCGATCTACGCCAACCAGCTCAAGCAGCAGGGCGGGAACGTCACGCACGGCATGATCCGTGAAGGCAGCCTCGTCCTGGCCGGCGCGAACCCGGGAGCGTTCATCTCGAACGTCAACGTCGTGCACGGCGATGGCAGCCAGAGCGAGCTCGACGACGAGGTCGTCATCTACACCGGCGAACGCGAAGGCCCGAGCGACGGCTTCCAGATCCAGCACGCCAGCGCCACCACGGCGCCCCGGAAGGTGGACATGGCGGCCAAGGGTCCCATGCCCAAGCCCTCTGCGAACAACCCCGACCCCGACGGGGACGGCGACAACGATCTCTTCGACCCAGCGGATGGCGGCCTCGGTACGGACGCCTCCGTCCAGGAAGTCCTCGACACCCTGACCGACCAGCAGAAGCAGGTCGTTTACGGTCTCGTGGGCGCTGCCCTGCAGCAGAGCGACACCGAAGACCCGGCAGACCCGGCAGACCCGGCAGACCCGGACAGCACCATTTCTCACGACCAGAAGGGCGACGACCAAGTGACCCGTAACGTCTTCGACCAGACGTCCGATGCCGGCAGCCAGAGCCCGGCCGGTACCACCCTGTCGCACAGCGACATGCAGGAGATCTTCGGCATGGCCCACAAGGGCGGCTCGCTGAAGGGCGCTGTCGAGGAGTGGGCGCTGGCTCACGGCATCGACGACATCTCCACCCTGTTCCCGTACGACCAGGCCGTCACCGACACGCCGGAGTTCATCTCCCGCCGGACCGAGTGGGTCAACGGCGTCCTGACCGGCGTCCGCCGCACCCCGTTCTCGCGGATCCGCAGCTGGACCGCTGACATCACCTTCCAGGAGGCCCGCGCTAAGGGTTACATCAAGGGCAACCTGAAGAAGGAGGAGTTCATCCGGATTGCGCGCCGGATCACGACTCCGCAGACCATCTACAAGAAGCAGAAGCTCGACCGCGACGACATCCTGGACATCACCGAGTTCGACGTGGTGAACTGGCTGCAGACCGAGATGCGGCTGATGCTGGACGAGGAGCTCGCCCGCGCCATCCTGATCGGCGACGGCCGGGACGTGGACGACCCCGACAAGATCGACACC